ACTAATATATTTTAACATAACGAGACAGAAAAGTCAAGGGGTTTACTCGTAAAATCAACACTTTTTTTAACTTTTTTGAAGAACAAGTGGCAAACTCGGGGGGGGGGGTTTACTCGTAAAATCAACACTTTTTTTAACTTTTTTGAAGAACAAGTGGCAAACTCGGGTTATTTCCTATGATTTCCTTGTATTTCGTTATGGGTATGTGTTATAATATATAGTAGTAAAATATTTTGTTAGGGGCTGGTAGCTTTTATAGTTACTGGCCTCTTTTTTATTATTTTTTCGCCGTGCGTTTTAAATATCGCGCGGCGATTTGTCGTCTAAGTACACAATCGCAAAACAGGCTGATGAAAATATAAGGCAAGCCTCGTGGGAATTAAACCAACAGAGGTTATCCCTTAAAGATAAAATTATGGCAAAAGGTAAATATGAAAAATGGTTATCTGAGGATGGATTGTTATTATTAGAAGGTTGGGCTCGCTCCGGCCTCACCAATGTGCAGATAGCCGCCAAGATGGGGATTAATCCCGACACTCTTTATACCTATATCTCAAAATACACCGACATAGCCGAGGCCTTAAATAAAGGGAAAGAGATTGTAGATTTTAAGGTGGAGAACGCTCTACTGAAACGTGCCCTCGGCTATGATATTGTTGAAACCGTTTACGATAACAGCGGCCACGCTAAGAAGATAGAAAAACATATTAAACCTGATGTCCGTGCGCAGATTATTTGGCTGAGCAATCGCAAACCAAAATATTGGCGAAAATATATTGCAGCAGAAGCCATTGCAGAAGAAGCAGACACAGACACAGATACCAACACTAACAACGATAAACTAAAGGAAGAAGATAAATGATACAAATAATTAATAAAAAACTTGCCGAACTCATACCTTACGATAATAATCCACGCGTGAACGATGCAGCTATTGAATACGTTGCCGCAAGCATACAAGAATTTGGCTTCAAGGTGCCGATAATTATTAATAACGATAACATTATCATAGCCGGCCATACGCGCCTACTCGCTGCAAAACTACTAAGCCTAAGCGAAGCGCCGTGTATCATAGCCGACGACTTAAACGACGAACAGATTAAAGCCTTTCGCTTGGTTGATAATAAAACCGCTGAACTATCCATGTGGGATACCAAGGCTTTAGATAAAGAACTTAAATCTTTGGAGTTTGTTTTTGATATGAGCGACTTTGGCTTTGAGCCGTCCACATTTGCAGAAGTAAAAGAAGATGATTATGAAATAACACCACCTAAAACCCCAAAGAGCAAACCCGGTGATATCTATTTGCTTGGCAATCACCGCTTGATGTGCGGCGACAGCACTGACCCAAACGATGTCGCTAAGCTCATGGAGGGCAAACAAGCGCATCTTATTGTCACCGACCCACCATACGGTATGGACTATAAAGGAGCCGGCAGAAGTAAACGTGACGGCATTCTGAATGATAACCTATCTGACTTTGAGTTCTTGATGTTTCTAAAGCGTGTTTATCGTAATATATACACCTCGCTAAAAGAAGGCGGCAGCTTTTATATATTTTATAAAGAACTTGGTGACGGCGTGTTTATCTCAACCTTAAAGAAAATGAACCTCACCTTTAAACAAAATATTATATGGGTAAAGAACGGCATAGTCATTGGCGGTAATAAATACCAAAATATGCACGAACCTTGCCTGTTTGGTTGCAAGGGTAGCTCTGTTAAATATTGGTACTCTGACCGTAAACAAAAAAGCGTTATTGAAAACGCAGACCTAATGAATGAACTGCAACTACGAGACCTAATCAAGAACGATACAGAAGGTGCTGATATTATCCGGTGCAATAAACCGGCCAGGAGCGAGCTGCACCCGACTATGAAACCTATTAAGCTGCTGGAGATATTTATCAAAAACAGTTCCAAAGAACGTGATGTCGTACTTGACCTTTTTAGCGGCAGTGGTTCAACCCTTATAGCTTGCGAGCAGATGAACAGAGCTTGCTATACTATGGAGCTTGACCCTCTGTACGTTGATGTTACCATAGATAGATGGCAAACTTTTACCGGCCAGAAGGTGGTAAAAATAACAGGATAGGAAAATAACTACAAGGAGCGCGTGTTAGCAGCGCTTTTATTAAAGACAACTGCTGCGTTGGAATTATATTGGGTACCCCTAAAACCCTCATTCACTTGTCCTTCCGGCTAATTTTCCGTGATATTTCACACAAGATGTATTTACATAATGCTTATTATGTGCATCACATCTCGTATTCATTTCACGAAAAATTATCTCGCAAATACAAATAAAGCAGGTTTTTAGTGATACCCTCCCTATCCGTATAATTTCAGCGCAGCTCCAATTGAATATGATTGAAAGTGATTGAACATAAAAAAGGGCACCTATGGGTATAAAAGCACAGATCAGTTATGAAGATAAATTAAATATGCTAAAGCTGTATCAGGATAAAGTACCTGTTACCAAAATAGCCAAGCAATATAAGATAAGCTGTACTCGTGTTTATGCCATCCTAAAGGAACCGGAAATAATAGAACTTCAGCAGAAATACACGGCAAACCTCAGCGAAGCCTTTATCAGCGCACTCCTTGCCAAAGGTATGTCCTTAGTAGACCTCTACGACTTATACGTAGCAGAAGGTATGAAGCGTGGCCGTATAGATGAGACTCCTTTAAGGGATTTAAGTACCTTTTACGGTGTGTTAGTTGATAAGCAGATTAAGCTTTTAGAGCTTGCGGCTAAAAAGCAGGAAGCAGCGCAAAATATTCAAGGGAATAGTTCCGGCCATGGACTTATAACTGAGTTCATTGAAGCTATAAACAATAACGATACCTTACCTAAGGAGGATTAGTGTATATGACTAATATATGGTGTGAGCTTGAATGTAGATATAAAGATATTGACGATTACTGCGATACCAACGGTATGTTAGAAGAAGAGATTATACGGCATTGCAGTAAGTGTAGTATTAACCCCTATAATGATGACGATGATGAGGGTGACGCTTACGACGAACTTATTAAGGCAGTGCAATGAGCCAACACGTTAAACCTTTATCACAGAAGGCGATTAACTCAATAGCCAATGCCGGTTACCTTAATGTTTGGGAGGGTGCTGTGCGCTCAGCCAAAACTGTGGCCAGCACCTTGGCTTGGATAGTATATGTTACCAAAAGCCGGGAGAAATACTTCCTTATGACCGGTAAGACCAATGCTACACTATACCGTAATGTTATAAGCGGTGACTTTGGACTACTCTCTATACTCGGCGATAAAGCTGAATATAAGACCGATAGCGAGGGCAACAGAGTACTGCTTATCACTAACGATAATAACGAAGTTAAGACCTGTTACTGTATTGGTGGTAATGACGAACGCTCATTTACTAAAGCGCGTGGGCTTACCGTTGCCGGCTGGTATGCTGATGAGGTAAATCTGCAGCCAAAGAGCTTTATAGAAGAAGCGTTCAGACGAACGCTGGTATCTACAGACCGTAAACACTTTTGGACATTAAACCCGGATAACCCTAACCACTTCATTTATACAGACTTCATTGATAAGTACGAGCAAGAACAGCTCCAAGGATTCTATTTGTGGCACTTTACCCTTGATGATAATTACGCCATTTCAGCTGAGCGTAAAGAAGAGCTTAAACGTCAATATACCGGTATATTTTACAGACGATTTATTCTCGGTGAACGCTGCTTGGCCGAAGGTGTTATCTATGATATGTTTAATGAAGACAATACCTATGATGACACCACAATGCCGGAAGACTTAAAGCGTTTGGCTGAAAGATATATTGCTGTTGACTATGGTACAACTAACCCTTGTGTCTTTTTGGATATATACGATGACGGTGATACTATTTGGGTTGATGATGAGTATTACTGGGATAGTAAGGTACAGGGCAGACAAAAGACTGATAGCGAGTATGGCATTGATATGCTTAAGTTCATGAATAACGGCAACGCTCATTGCGCTGTAGTATGCGACCCATCTGCTGCAAGCTTTATAGCAGAGCTTAAGAGTAAAGATATTTACGTAGTACCTGCTGATAACACAGTAATAGAGGGTATACGTAACACCTCAACGCTAATAGCAAAGCGAAAGATAAAGGTTCATAGGACACGCTGTTCCGGTCTTATAAAAGACGCCGGTGTGTACTCTTGGGACGAAAAAGCAGCTATTTTGGGCAATGAAAAACCTGTTAAGAATAACGACCACCGCTTAGATGCATTGAGGTATTATGTTATGACCATACTTGCTAACTGGAGAATAAATGAGTAAGAAGAACAGTAGACGAAGCACCACCAATAGAACATTTACCACTGATGCCTTTAGTAATCCAATTGCAAGACTAGGCTTTGGCACGCAAGGTTTATTAGAAGGCACCGTGTACCCGATGACTGATCTAACCAAGGATCGTGAGACACTAAATAGCTTGTATATATCCAACAAGATAGTGGAGAATATCATCTCTATCATTCCAAGTGATATAACTAAAAAATGGTTTCAAGTGTCAGCTGACGTAAAGCCGGAAGAGATTGATAAGATTGATAAACTCCAACGTACTACCCATCTTCATGAGAAGGTCTTGGAAGGTCTTTGCTGGGGACGTTTATATGGTGGTGCTGTGGGGATTATTCTTATTAAAGGTCAGGAAGACAGGCTATCTGAACCATTGGATTATAATACTATTATGCCGGACTCATTTAACGGTTTAACTATCCTTGATAGGTGGTGTGGCATCACTCCGAGCGATGCTCTCATTACTGATATAAATGACCAGAGCTATGGATTACCTGAATACTACAGCATTGAGTACGGTAAGACAGCAGCAGTGAAGATACACCACTCACGTATTATACGCTTTACCGGTAAAGACTTGCCACCTAATATGCAGATGAACGGTGGTGCTGTTTGGGGACGCTCAGAGCTTGAGAGTTTGTACGAGGGTTTAGTTAAGCGCGATAATGTATCCCATAATATGGCAGCTCTGACTTATAAGGCTTTGGTTACGACTATTGAGATGGATAATATAGACCAACTCTTTGCTGTTGGTAGCAGTAGAGCACAAAAGCGCTTTTGGGATATGATACAGGCGCAGAGCGTTTTGGAGAGTAACTGGTCACTTCGTGTTATTAATAAGGGTGATAATATAACTCGGCACGCTTACTCCTTTAGTGGCCTTAGAGATGTATATGAAACCATCATCTTGGATATTGCCAGCGATACCGGTATACCTGTAACCAAGCTCTTTGGCAGAAGCCCTAGTGGTTTGAATGCTACCGGCGAGAGTGATTTGAAGAATTACTACGAGCTTATTGAAACATTGCGCGAAGCTAAGTTAAGGCCTGTTATTGAGAAGTTGTTGCCTATACTGGCGCTCAGCGCTTGGGGAAAGATTCCTGATGACTTGGACTTTACCTTTGAGGCTATGGCTACTCTGTCGGAAAAAGAGCGGGTGGAGATAGCAGGTAAGAAGATAGAGGTGTTAACTATAGCTTATCAGAACGGAGCTATGGATTTACCTTGCTATATGAAGGAGCTTAAAGGGCTGACTAACAGCTCAGGGTTGTTTGCTAATATCACCAATGAAATGGTTGACGGAGCAGACGGCAGGACGTATGGAGATTTGCATGCTATGGCTGATCCGTTAGCGGGGTTGAGGCTGCCTAATGAATGATAAGCTAAAAGAGCTCGAAATATTGCGTGGATTGTATTTAAAAGCGGAGAATGATATCATAGCCGTTATAGTGCGCAAACAATCGCAAGGATACGTTGATTTTGCCGAAAACACGGCGTTAAGCAGGGTGCAGGATATTTTGCAGCGACTAATGGACGATACTTGGCATTATGTACCCAAAATGATAGAGCGACACTTTTATATAGGTAAGCTTGGTTATGCTGCAGCGGGGTATGCTAATGCTGCTGTAGTGAGTGTTAGCGAGAGTCCAATAGTTAATATACTGATTAGCAGTTTAATGGACGATTTAACCGAAGCGGTTATCAATGCCGGGAATAACGCTACAATGATGGTTGTTGGCCGTAGGGATTTAGATGTTTTCAGGGGCTCAATGTTACGTGGTGTAGTTGAGGGTGAAGTGAGCGGTGAGGGTTTGGTCAAGGCTCGGAATATATTTATGAGTAATATGCATGAGCGTGGTATTACTGTCTTTACTGACAAGAGCGGCAGAAACTGGCGGTTGTCATCGTATGCTAATATGGCAGCCAGGGCTACCAGTAGGCAAGCGGTCAATGCCGGAGTTCTGTTTAGTGACCCGGATTGGGATTTATATCAGATAAGCTCGCACAGTCCTACTTGCGCGGTATGCGCCCCACTTCAGGGGAGAGTGTACAGCAGGAGTGGTGAGGATAGTCGTTTTCCGGCAATTGCGGAAGCGTTTGGGAAGGTGGAGAAATGTGGGCCGAGTACGTTAGAGAACAGTTGGCTTAATATACACCCTAATTGCTTACACGTTATAAGCAAATGGTCACCGGTGGGTATGAGTGATGAAGAGGTCAGGGATATAATAGAGTTCAGCAGTTTTGAGAGCAATCCTAAGGACGTTGACCCTAGAAGCGAAGAAGAGATTGAGGAGTACAGGGGAAAGCAGCGGGCAAGGAGTAAGTTGCTTGAGGGTTACAGGCAGTATGAGAAATATAGGAGTGTGCTGGGTGAAGGGTTCCCAAAGACCTTTCAGACATTTCAAAAACATAAGTTGATCAATAGTGAGAAGTATCAGCAGTGGGAGGAGATGTATAGAAGGAGATAGCGCTAAATGAAGCACGACTGGTTTACAACTCATAGCCTTAGATGTAGTTTTTTAAAACTACATAACCTAAATATAGTATAAGCACAAATATTTATATGTTTTTCAATATATTTTTAGGTTTTTCAAAGTAAAGTTATTGACATAATATTAAAAAAGTGATATTATTAGAATCACAAAGGATAAGGAATGTGGAATAAAAAGTCATTTTTATTTATAATAATGGTTATCATTGCCGGAGTTTTTATTGCGTGTCCGATTATGTCTGCCACGACTGATGACGAAGAGCAAGCTACCTTACAATACAATAACTTTAATTATATTATCAATGCTGACGATAATACCGTAACTATCACCAAATATTTAGGCGAAGAGATAAGCCCTGTTATACCAAACGAAATAGAGGGCAAGCAAGTAACAGTCATCGGACAGTCTGCTTTTGAAAGAAATTTAAAAATCAAAACAGTTTCTATACCTTCCGGTGTTACAGCTATAGGTAGTCAAGCATTCATTTTTTGTGAGAATTTGGAAGAGATTAACCTACCGGAAACCGTGAACGAAGTCGGGAGCAATGCATTTTTAGCATGTAAAAATTTAAAATCAATCAAAATACCCGAAAACGTCAAAACTATAGATTACGGCACATTTTCTTATTGCACTAACATTAAAGAAGTCACACTGCCGACGTCATTAACCACAATCCAAGCCTATGCTTTTCGCGATTGTAAAAACCTAAAAGCTATAACCATACCAGAAGGTGTAAAGTCAGTGCCAAGCTATTGCTTTTCCGAATGCGATAACCTTGAAACTGTCATTTTGCCTACAAGCTTAGAAAGTATTGATGAGTTTGCTTTTCAGTATTGCACTAAACTTATGAACGTTAAATTACAAAGCGGAGTTAAGGAAATTGGCTTTGCTGCCTTTACTTCTTGTAATTCACTAAAGGAAATCACCATACCGGAAACTGTTATTTCTATAGGTCAACTTGCATTTAACCGTTGCGATGACCTGCTTAAAATATCTATCCTGTCACCTGACGTAAAGATAGAAAAAGATGCTTTTCGAAAGTGCGGACTGGCGATTATTTGCGCTAACAACGATAGCACCGGCGCAGCATACGCCAAAACAAATAAAATGCCATTAGTCATTTTAAAATAAAAACAAAAGAAGGGGAAATCTTAACTATGAAACGTCTTAGTTTATTGATCATTTCTATTATATTAATCTTCAGCTTTGCAATGTCAGCTTTTGCCATTATCTCCGAAGACGGCAATTGGGAATATCAGCGTTTTAGAGATGGTACTGCCTCGGTTACAGCATATTATGGACAAGGCGGAACTGTAACTATCCCCGAAGAATTTGATGGCGTTCCGCTTAGAAGAATTGGCAATAATGCCTTTGAAAACAATAGAAATATTAAAAGTATAACCATCCCCGAGGGCGTAGTTGAAGTTGGGTTTAAGTCTTTTTATAATGCAACTTCCATTGAGGAAATAATATTCCCCTCAACTATGACAAAGATCGGCGAATATAGTTTTATGGGCTGTACCGCTTTAAAAACCTTGAATCTTCCCGATGATCTCATGGAAATGGGTTCAAGCAGCTTTAGTAACTGCTCAAGTTTGACCAAAGTTGTTATGCCGAAAAATATGAAATCACTTCGCGATCGCATTTTTTATGAATGTACAAGTTTGACAGAAATAAAAATGCCGGAAAACCTTGAAAGCATTATGGGAGGCAGCTTTACTAATTGCAGTAGTTTAAAGAGCATTGTTTTGCCCGACACATTGACGAAGATAGAGGACAGTATGTTCCACGGCTGCCATAGCTTGGAAAAAATAGTTTTCCCGAAAAACTTGACTGCTATAAATTGGCGTGCTTTTCGTGATTGCAGAAGTCTAAAAACAATAACTATTCCGGACACTGTTGAGTTTATCGGCGAAGAAGTTTTTACCGAATGTTCTGCGCTTGCAGAGGTTAATTTCCCAAATAACCCCAAATTTACCGTTATTTCAAGTTCACTTTTTTATGACGCGACTAATTTGATAGAGGTAACATTCCCGGACAGCATTACGGAAATGGGTAACGATGTCTTTATGGGTTGTGAGAAATTGGTTGCTGTTAACTTTTCCAAGAATCTAAAAAGTATAGGCAATCGTGCATTTCATAAATGTATGAACTTAGACACGGTAACGTTATCTGCAAAAGTGGAAATTTTGGGCGATGAAGTCTTTTCGCAATGTGATAATTTGAGGCAAGTAGTACTGCCCGGAACACTCAAGAAAATGGGTGATTACGTGTTTAATGGTTGTCCTAACTTAGTTGATATTATTGACGAAAATTATAATAAATGGGGCGATGAAAATTATTTTGCTATAGCAGGTATTATCTTTAAATATTACGGTACAGAGAGTGATGTAGTAATCCCCGATACTTTAAACGGCTATCCGGTTATAGCTATTAGTAATGGCGCATTTGCTAATAATAGTATAATAAAGAGTATAGTACTTCCTGAAACAGTAAAAGAAATTGGCATTTCAGCATTTTTCAATTGTAATGAAATGGTTTCTATAAGCTTACCTGATGGACTAACAAGCATAAAATCAGATGTTTTTAACCATTGTAAATCATTAGAAAATATTAACATACCTCAATCCGTAACCTCTATTGGTTCAGGTGCATTTAATAGTTGTGAAGCTTTGCTTGAAATTGTTTTT